GAGTGAACTCGGTAATATATACCCCAGCCACATAGTCGCCAGCCTTTGCTCGGTCTTCCCAGTGAGGTTCACCAGTATTGACCAAGAAGGACATTTCGTGCAGGTCTTCATTAATCAGCAATGCTGTAACTGTTCCCGCAGCTTTTCTGACATCTTTGTGAGCGAGGATTTTAACCGTTACACCCAAGTCGGTGTCAAACACCCTAACCTCGTTGACAAGCCTCTTGTCTTCGGCTCTAACATTGCGGGTTAAGTTGGTTCCAAATGTTGCTACTCTTTGCTTAATCACAGCAGGAGCAACCAATGTAGAAGCCACATAGCTTGAACCAACCGCATCCCAGCTTGTCTTTGCCATATCATTCAAGATTGCTTCTGTGAATGATTGACCAGAGGCATAGGCGGTAACATTTGATGTTATGAAAGCATCAATTCCCGCCATACCACGAGCGGCGTTTGTTGCACCAGCCGCTAATGAGCCATTGACAAGGAGAAACTCCATTTTGTTCTTGAGTCTCCTCAAGGCTCTTTCCTTCTCTACAGCCAAAGCATCTTGCTTTGTTACCATTGCGATAGACGCTTTGGTTCGGGAAAGTCTGACTGGAGCGTCCACAATAACTGTGTAGTTGCCAGCTCGACTTTCCGCCTGAAGGTCAGGATATGATGTATCTGCACCTTCAGTATTTGCTGTAACAGAAGTTACCCTATCCTCGTGGAAGATATTCCATTCGTGATAGGTTTGAAGAGCAGGAGCTCCCTTATCAAGGTTTGAGACAAAATAATTGTCCTCATTAGGAGAAATATCCCTGATAATGTCTAAAAGGGACTCTCTCATTTCTTTTGGTGCCTGATAAGTTGTTTTTCCCCAAGCCATCTTTATCACCCCCTTTCTAAACCCATTAAGGATTTAGAAATCGTGCTCGGTTTATAGTCGGAGCATCAGACTACCTTTGGTTAAATTGATTGTATCTAGAAGCTATAAGAGGTTTTCAAGGGGTTAATATCCAGCTCTTTTTAGTCTTTCGGCTAAAGCACCTTTCTTGCCCTTTCTCGTGGCTTCTACGAGGGCTTGATGGTCTTCAAAAGTAGAAGAGGTTGACACTGGTTGAGTAGGAATTGCGTTTATTTGTGCTTTTTTATCAGCTTCTTTATCTTTTGCCATCGGATAAAGTATATCATACCACTTCTTGGCTGCTGCTTCTACGTCTGTAATTCCTGTTTCAGCCCACTGTCCAAAAATTTCATTTCTCACTGCTTCCCACATTCTTTCATCAAACTGGGGAGACTCTGGGTCAAGCATTGGATATTTGGCGTGAATTTCCCTCATCTTTTGTGTTCTTTGAAAGTCGTCAACAGTTTTGACAGCTTTTTTAGCAGCTTCTTCGGCTTCTTTGGCTTTTTGTTCTGCAATTTCAGCCCTTCGCCTTTGCTTTTCAAGCTCTTCTTTTAAGAGACTAACATCTACATATCCTTCAGAGTCAATTAGGTTTTCAAAAGTGTCCTTTATCTGCTGCTGGGTAAGTCCAGGATAAGTGGCGGGTGGCTGATTAGTCAAAATCGGCTCAAAAGCGGGAGTAAATTGATTGGGAGGTGCCACCTCTTGCGGTTGGAGAGAGGATAAAACATCGGTATATTTCTTCACTGTCTCCTTTAACTCTTGATTGCTTTGCTTTAACTTTTCAAATTGTTCTTTGGTTCTTTCTTTAGTCTCATCGGGCAATTTGGGCTCTTCTGGTTTTTCCAATTCTTCTGGTTTTTTTGTTTCTCTTGTTTCTTCTGTTTCGTTGGGTTGTTCAACGGCTTCCTGCGGTTGCTCAATAATTGTCTGAGGTTGTTCAACTGGTGTTTCTTCAACTTGTTTTTCTTCAGAAACTGGCGTTTCCTCTTGGGGGTCAAATGGAGGAACTTGTTTAATTCTATCCTTCAAATTGGGCATAGCTAGTTAAAAATATAACACTTCATTTTTTCTTTGTCAAATTTTCAAGTAAAACAGCCAAATTTGGTCCTCTCCACGCCGCCCCACAGACACATCTTATCTCGCCATTTATAAACTTGGCTTGGGAGTGGTCGCATTTCTTGAAATTAACATCAGTTTTAAAAGATTTTGCCTCAAATTTTTCAACGTCTTCTTCTAATTTGTCTTTATGGTGGTGAAAAATAAATTTATTTTCGCCTTTAATTGGTTCGTCAGATGCCATAGGATTTGTCGGGTAATTCTAACTGCTTTTTAATCTCAATAATCATCTCGTCGGCATTGTCTATTTCATCTACAAGAGTTTTTGCGGCAAGAGCTTTAGCGTATTCCTCAACGTAAGCCTTGTGGAATTCCTTGAGGTTGTTGAATTTGTCCGGTTGGAGCCATTGGTTGTTGGTTTTCGAGAGGAGGTATGGCTTCAGGTGGAGTTGCCACTCCTCCATCTTGGATATTCGGGACAGTGCCTCCCAAAACTTCAGGCGTTCCTGCAGCATTTCCTTGCGTTTGTTGGCTTTCATTCTCTATTTTTTCAAAAAACCTTTCAGGGTCTTTAAGACCTGTATCCTCAAGAGTCGCTTCCAAAAGCTCTTTAACTTTCGGCCTATACCCCTCATCTTGTAATAATTGTAGCACTAATTGGTTGGTTGTCAAAGTCTGAAGAGCCGCCTGCCTTCCTGCCTGTCTTTCTTCGCTTTCAGTAATTGTCATAAGTCTAATATCGGGGATAAAGTCGTACTGTCCTTGTATATCTTCTTTTGTTATATATAAGTCTCCTTCGTCCCCCATTTCTTTTAAGGAGAGTTTGGGAGCAAACTTGTATTTAAGTGGGTTCTTCTCACGAGGATTAAGCACAACGGCATTCTTTGGCAGTTTGGCAGCCTCCAGCATTTCTTGCAATTGAGCTTCTGATGTGTCGGGATTTTGGACAAGAATATCGGCAATCGTCTGCTGGGCTTCAAGAGGAACATCAGTGTCCGCAAACCCCGCCTTCTTGAAGAAACCCCAATTGTCTTTGCCGATGACCTTGACAATCAAGTAGTGTTTGCTTTCGTCTGAAAAGAGGAATTGCTGGTTGTTGGCAATCCACATTGAGATGACGTCTCGTAAAAATTCTCCTAAGTCGGTAAGGTTTTTTTGGTCAACTGCGGTTTGCTGCCTTACAGAAGTCCTAATCTCGGTAGCGGTCTTTCTATATTGTGTTGGGTCAATGTTTGAGACGCCTTGACTCATCGCCCCCATTGCCGTATTCAGGGCTGAAACAAGGGCAAGATAGGTTGACTGAAAGTATTGAATTGAGTTGGCATCAAACCTAAAGGGAGTAATAGCATCTGGTCTGTCCACCTCCCAAATAGCACGAGGTGCAAAATTGATGGTTTCAGGACGGTAGGTGTTTGAGATTGCAATTAATGGTGAGTTCATCTTCAAGACTACCTCGTCCATATAACTGCACAAAACAGCTTGAATTGCTCTCCAAAGCATTATTACTGGTTCTACTTCGCTTTCTCCTAATGGGTCGTCTTGTAGGGGGTGGTATCGGAGCTGTGCAATAGGAATTTTGCCGTGATTGTAGGGGTTTTCTATGTCTCTTAGTATGAGTTTGTAGTTTGGCGAGAAAGTAATCCACCTATCTTTTCTATACTCGGTAACAATTTTAATCATCGGGAAGGCAATATCCTTGCCCATTCTGTCTTCTCTGCCTTGTATCTCAAGGATTCTAGGGTTGTATTCAATCCTTGTGTCAGAGATTTTGTCTTTGAGTCTTCTTTCAATCTCAGCTAAATTCTTGAAAAGGGGTTTTCCTTTGGCGTCAACCGCTTTTTTTAGGTCTTCAAGATAAACCCATTGCCTGTGTTGGAACCACTTAGCATCTCTTATGTGTGATGCTGTCGGGTCAATTCCACAATCTCTGATGTCTAGAGGTTTGAATTCGTTACCTTCATAAACAACTTTGCCGTCTTTGTCCTTTCTTACCCTCCACTCAATTAAAACAAACTTTGAGCCATAAAGTCTGGCATCCATATCACAGATTGAAAGCTTTGTCTGCATTGAACCGCCTTCGTCAGCCATTCGCCATTGATACTCAAGTAAGGCTTGCTGTATTCTTGCTTTTATAACATCGGCATTCTCAACGGGAACAACCCTTCCACTTATCCTCCCGCCTGTAAGTCTTGAATTCTTTTCAATTAAGATGGTTCTAACTCTGGGGTCAACCACACGGCTTTCATAGGGCCAATCGTCGGGAAGAACACCGTAGTAAGTATCGGTTACATCTTTCCAGCCAAGCTTTCGGTTTATTCTCTGGGTTATGTCTTGGCTCCAGTCCTGATAGTGGGAATTTAGTTCCTCAATTAAATCACTCATAGCCTGATTATAAAGTAATCCTTCAAGAGGTTTTCAATTTTGTCTCAACCTCTATTATTTTGAGCCTGATTTGCTCTTTGAATTTTTCAATGCCTAATTTACTATCTAATTCTTCGTAGGTGTGAATACCCGCCTCTCGTAAATCGTGCCAGCAAGATGAACATACTCTAATAAAATCTCTTCTTGACTCGTCCATTGGAAAGAAGTATTGAGGGAGTCCTACTATTTGTTTTTCGCCACAGAGCTGACAGTTCCATTCTTCGGTTATTTCTCTGAAAATGCCAAAATTACCCCGCCCCCACTTACTCCAGCCATAGAGCATCTGGGTTAAAGAGGGTGTGACGTAAGAATTTTTCATACCAACGACCAGTTTTTCTTTTCTCCTGCATATATAGGGCGATAAGGTTGAGTCAAACTTCTTTCTTCAAGGTTGTTGTTCAGCTGCCAAGCAATCGCAAGCGCCATAACCAAATCATCTTTTGACCCTTTACCCGCTTGCGCTCTCCAAGATGAAGAAGACCGAACAACGACAAAAGAATACAGTTCATTTATTGTGTCTTTGTCATATATTCTTATAATCTTGTTGTCTATCGCCTGCTTTAGGTCTTGAAGCATTTTAGGTCTGGTGGCAGATGAGGTTGTCCAGCCATATTGAACGGCTTCGGGCGGGTTTTCTCTCCCAAAAGCGGGCATTTTGAATAAATCATATTTGTTGAGCCTATTTAAAGCCGCAAGCCTGTCCATTTCAAAAGCACCTCCATTGTTTCTTTCATAGGCGACAACCGGTTTAATCATTGTTTTATCATATATTTTCTCTAAAACTGGCACTAAAAGATTTGTGAATTCGGTCGTTGTTATAAGCGAATGATATACTAAAGGCACATCTAGCTTTGTTTTTGACAAAAATTGGGCCGCAGTATAATCACTGCCACCTGATGCAGTATCCACACCAACGACAATAAACTCTCCCCTTTCAATTGGTCGGTATTGTTTAAACATATATCAAATCGTTTTTGATAGGTTCTTTTACACTGTCCAAATACCACTTCAACGCCTGTTTATCAAAATAGTTTTGTCCGCTCGAGATAAAGGCCTCAATGTCTGAATTCGGGTATTCCTGAGAGTAAAACTCCTTTAGCTCCTTCTTTTTTTGCTCTAAAAAGTCTTGAGAATAGAAATCAGAAGCCTTGTAAAACAAAGGGTTGAACGGCCTCTCTCCTCTTTTACACTCTTCCCAAAAGGACTTGAAAAAATTGAAGCCGTTGGCCGTTGTTTCAATGAAAATCTTCCCGTCTGGTACGACTGCCTGTAGGGCGGAACGCAAGATTGCCTCTGGGTCTTGGTAGAAGGCAAATTCCGATAAATGAAGCCCTGTCAAACTCTTACTTCTTCCCACCTCTTTATTCTCGGCCGTGCCTATTTTATACGTTGAGTTTATTGCCTCGTTGTAAAGTTCGTACTTTGAGTTGTATTTTAAGTATAGTTTTTTTTGGTTTATTTCCTCAAATGACTTGATGTAAAACTTGACACGAGCTAACAAATCCTCTGCATTGTCTGACTTGTCGGCTACAACCATTGAATAGGAATTATCTTTTAAGAAAAAATCAGTTGTAAAAATAGCAAGGATAATTGATGAAAATCCTAATTGTCTGCTTTTTAGGATAACATCCCGCCCTGTCGCTTTGTCTAAGATAAAATCTTCCTGTATTTTCCAGTGGTTTATGTCTTCGTGAAATTTCTTGGCAGTTCCATCTTTGGCGACAAGCATAAAATTGTCTTTGATGAATTTGAAATATATTTGAGCTTTTTCTCTAAAGTTCGCCATATTTCTCTTTTAATTTGTTAAAAATAAACTGTTGATTGATTTGAACCTGAGGATTTTCCTTATATTGAGGGTGGTTGTATTTCAACCAAAATATCAAGGCTGTATCACTTTTCTCGACTGCCCTACTTATCAGTATCTGCTCCATTTCGTCGCACATCTTCATTTTTGCCTCATAGATTGCCTGCCTAAATTTTTCATCTTTCTGTAGCCAATTGTAGTAGGTCTGGCGGTTAATTCCCACTGCATCGCAAGTCATAGAGATGTTACCTTGCACCTCTGGTCGGGAGTAAAACTCAATGAACTTTTTTTTCTTGTCTAAAGTGTCAAGTGGGGCTGACATATCAACCTTATTATAGCAGATATGTCACCTTAATAATTAACTATGAATTTAGCCTCAAAAATATGCTTTTTTGCCGTAAATTAGACATTTTTATTTAAATTTAACCTCAAATCTGATACTTGACAAACGGCTTGCTAGGTGTTATTATGATCTTGAAACAAAAACTAAAAAACTAAAAAGGGGGTGAGAAAAATGGAGAAAAAAATCAAAGTATATATAGAAGACAAACCAGAGTATATAGATGCGGGTGCCACTTGTGATGCTTGCTATGTGCCACTAGAACCAGGAGACAAGCTGTGTTATGCGACAGTTGTTAACTACGAAGACGAAAATGCATTATTGTACGACGCTCTCGTACACGAAGAATGTGCTAATGATGCACTGTCTGAGATATGGTGGAGTTCTAACATAGACGACTCCGAAGCCAAATATGTATTAGACCGAGTGGCTAATTATAATGAGAACGGTTATATCACAAACCCCAAAACAGTTAAAAAAGAAATGATAAAAGAATATAGAAGACAAAAATATCCGAAGCACTCGGTCTACAG